GGAGCCCGTGAGGGCTCCAGCCGTGCTAACGCACAGACTACAATCGTAGTCGCACTACAGTGTAAGTAAGTGACTTACACTGTCCAGCTCCAGGAGGTCGAGATGCCCGTAACGTATTACGGACCTGTGTCTATTCGGCGGAGGGAGATTCCCCATTTTAATGGGGTCGCTCTCAGCTGGTATACACAGCCCGGAGGTGGAGGACAAAATCCTCTACCTTATTACATTACGGGGAGACAGGAAACTGTCTCGAAACGAAATCCTTTATGGCGTGTTCGACGTGACATTTTGGCGCAGAAGAACCCTGACGGGTCCTATGTGTCAAACGGTCGCAATCGGCAACTCATAAAGAATTTGGACATCGGAGGTGACTTCTTCACGACCACCACTACGTACGAACAGACCCATAAATCTTATGGGGCTAACGGACCTAGTGTTGGTAACGTGATGAATTACTACTCTGGACCCTTATTTTCTAAGGGTATCCAGGTAGGCCCAATCTCAACGATTTGGCCAGTGTTACCATCGTATGACACGCAGGTTTTTAATCTGCTTGCATACGGTGGGGCCGCAGTCGCTGCGACGGCACCTACGATTCCTGTGATGAGTCTCTCGAATGCACTAGGAGAGCTCCTTCGCGACGGTATTCCGCACGCGATGGGGCGTATCATACGTAAAGAAGGTTGGTCTTTCGATTCACTATCGAAAGAGTACCTTAATTACGAGTTTGGCTGGAAACCCTTAATTGGGGATATCCGCAAACTGTGCAAGGCTGTTCTGCAGTCCAAACGGATTACAGACCAGTACCTGAGAGACTCTGGCAAACCTATTGCCAGGAGTCACACGTTCCCAACTCTCACCACAGTCACGTCGACGAGCGAGAGCTCGATCGTGCTTAGTCCCCCTCTTCCGACGGGGATCTATGCAAATAACGGACTGGGTGCACTTGGTGTGAGGAAACTAGAAGAACGGTCAGTGACCGAATTCTGGTTTGAAGGAGTATACAGTTACTTTCTCGAGCTCGGGGACGATTCAGTCTCCAAACTCGACAGAACTGTAGCCTTAGCTGAAAAGCTATTGGGCCTCGAGCTTACTGCCGAGGTACTCTGGAATCTCACACCTTGGACCTGGCTCATCGACTGGTTCGTAAACATTGGTGATGTAATCACCAATGCCTCTGCGTTCATGAAAGATGGGCTAGTTATGCGACGTGGGTACGTCATGTGTCATACACATGTGACACGTACCTACAGGCACTCTGGGGCCACTTTTAAAAGTGGTTTCACAGGGCCCGTTACGCAAGTCTTCGGTTCCGAATCGAAGCTTCGTAAACGCGCATCTCCATGGGGCTTTGGCCTAACGCCAGGGGTTTTTACACCCCGGCAGTGGGCCATCCTTGCTGCATTAGGCATTAGCCGAAGCAGCATCGGCCAATAAGTCCAGATGACTTATTGTGCCGCACGCGGTTAAGGTGGGTACGCATTGGAAAGCGTAACCTATAACTTAAGCACGTGCTAGTCAGGTACTTTAGGGTGACGAATCCTATTGTACCTAAACCAGTAAGGAGATTTGCCATGGGTTTTTCCGACCCACAGTCAGTCACTATCAATGCGGTTGCCATTTCTCTTCCGAGAACTGGTCAAGGTGTTGCTAGTGGGACATTTCAGTCCAACGATGCAACTCTGAAAGAGACGGTTTCGCATGCCTATGGCAAGCGTAGTCGTCACGTTCTCCGCTTGGACTTCTCGAAGATTGCTCCCAATCCCCTGATCTCGGCTCAGAACATCCAGTTTTCGATGAGTACTTATCTCGTCGTGGATGTACCTGTTACCGGTTTCACGGTTGCGGAAGCAAAACAGGTCGTGGATGGGCTTACGCTCTATCTCACGGCCTCTTCGGGTGCAAAGGTCACCCAGCTTTTGGGTGGGGAATCGTAAGCCTTGAGGGCGGATTTTACCGTCCTGAGCTTGCGGGTGGGGATGATGCTGTAGTTATGACGATCTTTTTCGTCCTAACTGCTGCACTCCTTATATTCCTACTCCTCTACACAGGAAGAGATAAGGACGAAGGTCCTTAGTTATTCTCTTCTCTGAAGTCGTATGACTGGGGTTCATGAACTGAACCTTAATAGGCTGAAGAGCCTATGTCGGTGAGACTTCATGGCTATGGAAGGCCACCTCTAAAGGAGGGACCTTGAAAAGCCTGATGAGTCTCGTGCTGGATATCCTGGATGAATCCGGGATATGGTGTGGCATTAGCACCACCTATGATAGCAAAACCGTCATAGGGCGGGTCGCGAACGAGGGTAATAGTTTTCTCACTATTACCTTACCTAGCTTTTGTAAAGACTTCGAAAGAAGTCTTGAACTTGGCTACGTAGATTCTCAACTCTTCCAATCCTTTTCCAAAAGGAGAAGAAGAGGAGGTTTCCCGGCATTTTTGTCAGGTTTCCTCAATCTCGTTTTCGATTCGCGAGATGGACTGTTATTGGACAATCCATCCATTGACGCCATTCGTGCCATACGTCAGATTACTCTGATGTGTGGTAAGGTTGCATTACCATGCACCCCTAAGCGAATTAAGGCGGCTTTAGATGGATATATCCAATGTGAGCAGGATGTTAAGGATGCTGATACGCGACTCGACTTGGATCGAAGATCCAGTTTTGTACGTATGTCAACACTCCTTTGGGGTGAAGTTCTTCAGAATGTGGATGAAGACATCTACTATTCCAGAACTATCCCAAAGCACGGACCGGGCGCCACAGCTGATAAACTTACTGGAAACAGGAAGTTTTCTCAGACTGAATGGACTACCCGGTTGGAAGGATACTTCCCGCATGGGGAATATCTTTTTCCAAACTGGCGTCATTACGATGCCAAACGTGTTAACATCCTCGAACCCGGGCAGGAACGACCTGTTAAGGTCATTACTGTACCTAAGACGCTCAAGACGCCTCGTATCATCGCCATTGAACCAACCTGCATGCAATATGTGCAGCAAGGTATTTTGGCTTCGATTACGAGATCTATCGAGAAGAGCAAAACACTCTCGAAGATTGTCGGTTTTCGAGCTCAGGAGCCAAACCAGCTTCTTGCTCGGAAGGGTTCCTTACATCACAGAAATGGATGTAAAGGACTTGCTACGCTCGA